CTTCCTGCAAGTTAATAATACTTGTCTAACTTTTCCATTTAAACCAATTTGTTTATGAATATTAACAATTTCTACAGCGCCAGCTTCAATAACATTTCCATATCTATCAACAACATTTTTTATACGATTACTATAAGAAGCATAACTAGCATCTTTGTATGAAATATAAAATTCTATTTCATCAATGTTATCTGTGTATGGGTATGTTCTTCTTTCTGAAGACATAGCTTGATACAATGCTTGTATTGTCCCAGCTAAAGTATAAGTAGTTGCCCTTTGACCAGCAGCATTTACAGTTGTTGTTTTTGTATAAACATCAATCTTATGCGGAAGTTTTAAGAATGTTCCGTTAGACATTTAAACCACATAATCCATTACAAACAATGTGTAATCCATCAATAGAACATCAGCATCAATATTCCCAGTAGATTCATAAAATGTTACATCTTTCTTAGTTTCATATTCAATAGTGTCCATATCAACACGATAAATACCGTGCCTTCTGTATTCTGAATCGTCATTCATCATGTCTTCCAAAAGAAGATCTGCTGCTTGTTCAATATTATTTGGCACAAATTGCCAGCCAAAATCGCCTTCAATCTTATAATCATCTTCAGCATCAAACTTCGCAGTCGCAATAAGAGTCTGAATACTGTCTAATAATGATTTTTTATATTGTAGATAATATGTGCTACCAAAATTATGAGGTTCTTTAGTTTTTTCAATATTATTTAAAGTCGCATCAGTATAATCATGCACAACTGTCTGGTCGGAATCTCCAACATTTACTGTTACCTTTCTCAAAGTAGAAATTGGGATAGGGAGATGAATTACTTTTTTACCAGAACCTTGAATTTCTATATATTTATTTGGAAAATAATCAAAAGATTGACCACAAAAAGTATTAATAATATTTCTTACTTTCTTTTCCATTTTATCAAACTTATCCGACCAATCATCTTCTAATTCTGGATGGTCTTCAAAGAATGTATCGCTAGTTATATACGGTGTATAAACATTTATATATTGCGATTGAGTATATGATGTGCCGCTTATCGTATAGGTAAAATCAACCCTATGTCTACCGGCTGAATTAAGAATATAAATACCAGAAGCTTGTTGACCATATGTAATTGTATAAACACCAGCAGATGTTCTTGTAGCATTTGTTGGACCACTAACTAACGAACCAAATTCATGGTAAAGACTTGTAGATACAATATTAGATGTAGGATCGCTTGGTAATGTTAAAGTAAGCGTTTTGCTTGTGTTAATTTTTACATCATCCATGATATATTAATTATAACAGAAAACGCCTTCTAAACCTTAGAAGGTTTGCATAGCTAAAGTTACTTCAAGATCGCTAACTTGAGCATCCAATTCAGATACACCAACTCCGCCACTAATATCAAAAGAAACAATAGTATTGCTGGAATCTTTATAAAATAGAAGTTGGTCAGCGTAATTAATAGCGATTTCACCATGCTCTAATGATGTGGGAACATTAGTTGTTGTTCCTGAATTTTTTATTTTAATAACATTTGCCATGCTGTCTCTTAATTAAAAAGTCCCGCCATCAATTGTAGCGGTATTAGCGGCAAGTGCTGTAAGTTGTGCACTATATGCTTGGACATTTGTGCCAATAGCAAGACCTAATGCAGTTCTTGCGCCATCTGCTGTTGTGGAGCCTGTACCGCCATAAGAAATAGAGACAGCAGTTCCTTGCCAGACACCCGTACCAATTGTTCCTACTGTAGTAAGGCTTGATGTAATTACACTTGAAGCAAGTGTTGTATTTGAAAGAACAGCCGAGCCTCCAATGTAGTATGATTTTCCAGATGCAATATCAAGATGCTCGGATGAAGTCCATGCGTCAGTTGCATCAACCCAATTAAGAGTTTTAGTTGTTGCACCAAGAACTGAAATTCCAGCTCCATCTGCTGTAGTATCCGTTGGTGTTGCGACATTAGCCAAAACAACATTCTTATCTTCAACAACCAAAGTTGCTGTGTTAAGAGTTGTCGTGTTGCCTTGAACTGTCAAATCACCAGTTACTGTTAAATTATTTGAGATTGTAACATTTGCTGGAAGACTGAGTGTAACAGCTCCAACGCCTGAGTTTGATACAGTAATTTCATTAGCAGTTCCAGTTAAACCAGTAACTAGGTTTGTTGCCCTGTCACTGATTTGTGATGCAGTGATTGAGATTGTTGAATTTGAAGCCGCTGTTAAACGGCCTTGTGCGTCTACTGTAAATGTAGCAACTGCGCTTGATGAGCCATACGAACTAGCAGAGACCGCTGTATTATCAAGATTAATTGTAACAGTGTCTGTAGCACCAGCAACTGAAGTTAACCCAGTACCACCAGCAATTGTTAAAGTATCAGAACCAGTTGTGATTGTTTGTGTACCGCTATCACCAGCAACTGTAAAAGCAGTTGCGACATTTGAAACTGCACTATCAACATATGCTTTTGTAGCAGCATGTGTATTTGCAGATGGGGTTGGAACAATTATAACTCCAGAAAAAGTTTTGTTACCAGAAATAGTTTGTTCTGACGAAAGAGTAGCGAAAGCTCCTGAACCACCAATTGCTAGAACAGTGGTCGCTGAACCGCCAACACCACCAGTACCTTCACCATAATAAAGGACATCATCTACTTCGTTAAATGCAAGTTCTGCATTTTCTAGGGTTGATGGAGCGCCTGCTGCACCTGAAGCCCTGCGTTTAATTCTTAATGTATTAGCCATTAGTAGTTACCTCCATCTAATAACAAATTAGCCGCGCTGTGGACATGATCTGCCCTAGCCGCTAATTGACTTACCCCAACAACTCCAGCCCTTCCAATATCGGTAACTGTTGTAGCTAGACTTAAACTTGCTAAATTAATTGTACCACTAGTTTGCGTTAAAATACTAATGTCATTATTTTGTAAACTAACCGATGTTATATCTGAAATAACAGAAACATTGGATATATCATTGGTAATTGTTAAAACACTAATATCGCTATTTATTACCTGAAGTGTTGTTATTTCAGCAGACATTACCTGCTCACTTCACCAACAACAGTTACTGTTCCAGTAATTAAAGTTGTTACTGCTGCACCATTAGTTTCTTGAAAATCATATACATAAGTCCCAGCAGCAATATTGGCTGTATTAGAACTTGTTAATGACATAACAACAATGCCATTAGCCCCATTTGTAATTTCAGAAGAAAAAGTTGCGGCTACGGTTTCAGAATTTCTTTTTTTTCTAATTTGGCCTGTATATGTTCTGCTAGTAATATTTATATTGGCATTAGCGCTATCTTTTATACGCAATTCATGAGCATATGTATCGCCTTGATATATAGTAATATTTCTATTAGCAGCCATTTTTTCTCCTATGAAATTTTATATCAAATTACTTAAGAGAGCAAAGCCGCCCAAGTTGTTTCATCAATCTCACCAGTTATAGGAATTGATTTTGATTTTTGAAATTGCTTAACTAGTTCTTGAGTTTTTGGACCAAAATCTCCATCAGGGCGACATTGAAAACCATGCTTGGTCAATAATTCTTGAGCTTCTTTTACCGCTTTGCCTTTATTATCTTTAATAATTCTTGGTTTATCTTTTGCGATAGAAACATCAATAACTTTTGGCTTAGATTTCTTGACTTCAACAGCTTCGGCTGCAGCTTTTTGTTCTGCTGGTGTGCCAAACATACCTGCTGGTTTTGGATTAAGAGCAAGCCAATCTTTAACAGCTTGAGGAACTGCATCACCCTCTGTGTAGCGAATATGCCATGGCTCGCTCGGAACCACTTCCCATGAAAATCCAAATTTCAAAACATTAGCAATAAGCCATTTCAGACGCTTTGGGTCTGAAGCCGTATGAATATCTACAGCCAACCCTAAATTATGTTGACTCTTACCCGGTGTAGCCAACATAGCCATTCCTTTTTTGAGATACCAAGTCTTGCCTTCAAATGTTTTTGTGCTTTGACCAGGAATTGGTTGCAATTGATATCTTTGCAAAAATCCGGCTTTTTGAGAATCATAACTTCTATAAGTATCTCCCGCACTAGTCGGTTTTAATTCAATACCATCTTTTTTAGCAGCATCCACCATCGCATTCCACGCATCAGCAGCAAGGTAATGTAACTTACCTCCCTGCGGGATATCACGGAGTAGCGATGGGTGGAGTTTGCCAGGTTCTACATTTTTTAAACTAATTGGTAATTTAACCGGAACAATGATGTCCCATTCAACTTTTTTATTCATGTAGACTCCTTACTAAATATTACTTACTGCGACCAAAGGCTGGATCGCTTGGATTCAACCAACGCAAGATAACAGGTACGACAGCGGCAAGTGCTGCTGCTGCAATATCCTTTGGGTTTGTGTTTCCCGTCATGTATACTGCAAGACCTGCTGAAACACAGGACCGCGCATAAGACGCTAACATCTTCTTATTCTGCTCACTTAACAAACTAGACATGGATCACCCTCCTAGCACCCATTGGTGCCGACTACCATTATACAACAATAGCCATTAAAGGTAAATCAATCAATATCGTTTTTAAATATTTGATGTACATAGTGGATTACACAAGCCCCTATGGTAGAAAATAAAGCAATCTTTTGAGTTGCCCCAGAAAGTGTATAATAAACAACAATGCTTCCAGCAATTGTAAAAACAATACCTGCTGTTATGTCCCAAAGTTTTTTAACAAAACCCAACCAATCAAATTTTTTCATCTCTATACCCTCCTCAATATAATACTTGAAGATGCTATTTTTAGCATAATCTGTATCGTCTTCTTCCCCGCCAGATATTTCTCCAGCCATTTCTTGCTCTTCTTCTTTTCTCGCAGCTCTATTAGAATCACCACTAGGACTTCCACCACCAGAACTTCCACCAGAACCATTAGAACCAGA